CAATGACCCTGGAACCAACAGTGCATGAATTTGAACAGGTTGAATTTTGTCAAACCCGGCCAGTGCTTTTGAGTACTGGTTGGCGTATGGTGCGCAATGTTGAGGCATGTTTGGTTAAGGATCCAATGTGCTTAATCAGCGTACCAAATGACAAGGTTTTTAAGAAGTGGTTGATGGCCGTTGGCGAGTGTGGAGGAACACTCACCGCGGGCGTTCCAGTTCTCTATGAATTTTATGCCGCTTTAAAGCGGCATGGTGCTAACTGCAGCGAAGGAATGCTGCAAGAAATCTTCAAGAATCGATCGCAATTACACTTGGCCCGGGGGCTAATCTCAGGTGTGGTGGATGCCCAGTCACGGGTGTCGTTCTACTACGCCTTTGGGATCCTCCCAGATCATCAAGTGGTCATCGAACGGTTTTATCGTCATGCGATTATTCACAATCTCAATAAAGCGGCAATTGAGCGCGAGGCGCTCATTGTCACTCCCGGGGTTAATATTGCTGAATAATCCAACAACAATATGACGAAACCACATCAAAGAACGAAGAAGAACAATATGAAGAAGCAGAATAAAACTGCAAAAGTGCAGGAGTTAACACGGCTTGGGAGTGCATTGCGCACTCTTGGAGGCCTGGGAGGAGGCGCCGTAGGCGGTCTCATCGGTATGCAAAGTGCCGGAGCGGCTGCTGGAAATAGTTTGGGAGCCACTATTAGTAAATGGTTGGGCTCTGGCGACTACAGTGTTTCCAGTAATTCTATCATTGGTCGTGCAACGCGTGGGACGGAATCGATCCCAGCAATGCACAATAATGGCCAATCTGTCATAATCAGGCATAAAGAATTCCTGGGAGAGGTACGCAGCAGCACAGCGTTCAGTGTCCAGTATTCATTTCCGCTCAACCCTGGGATCACTGAAACGTTTCCTTGGTTGGCAGGCATTGCTAACCGATTTCAAGAGTATCGCATTAGAGGCATGGTATTTCACTACATCCCTAGTAGTGGGTCTGCCATAGCATCCACCAACAATGCTCTTGGAACCGTGATGATGCAAACGAGTTATCGAGCGAATGACACCAAACCGACCACCAAGCTTGAAGTGCTCAATGAGTACTGGTCTTGTGAATCGGTTCCCTCTGAACCTTTTTGCCATCCAATTGAATGCGATCCGAAAGAGAACCCCTTTAACATTCAGTATGTTAGAAGTTCTAGCCCACCGGCGTCGGATAGCATTCTCTTGTATGATTTGGGTCAAACCCATTTATGCGTTAGTGGGCAGCAAGTGAGTGACGTAATACTAGGCGACCTTTGGGTCACCTATGAAATTGAGCTCAAGAAGCCAATAGTCACCAGCAACGTGACCAACCTCTATCAGGCTGGGTACGCACACTTCGACAACGAAAC